CTAGAGCGCGATCGCCGAGGGAGGCCGGTTGCGCTTGGCCTGGTAGAGCCTGGCGTCGGCGCTGCGCAGCAGGGTCTCGAGGTCGGTCCCGCTCTCGCTGGAGAGGACCGTGCCGACGCAGGCGGATATCTCGATGACGTCCTCGCCCCGCCGGAAGGGCTGGGCAATGGCCGCGACGATGCGCCGCGCGAGCAGGTCCGCCTCCTCGTTGCGGTTGAGGCCGAACTGGACGATGCCGAACTCGTCGCCGCCAAGGCGCGCCACGATGTCGCCGCTGCGCACAGCGCCGCGCAGGCGCTCGGCGACGGCGGCGAGGAGTTCGTCGCCGGCGGCATGGCCGTAGCGGTCGTTGACCGGCTTGAAGCCATCTAGGTCGAGGTAGTGGACCGCGACCACGCTGCCCGGGCCCAGCAGCATGGCGTTCTCGTCGAAGTACTCGCGCAGAGCGAGGCGGTTGGGCAGCGCGGTCAGTCCGTCGCGGCGGGCGAGCGAGACCGAGGTGAGCTGCTTGCCGATCTCGGTCTTTATCAGCCGGTGCTGCGCGAGCACGGATTGCGAACCGCCGACGAGGAAGGCCAGTGCGATGAGGCTCATGCCTGCGTGGATCGGCTCGAGGCGCAGCGCGGAGGCGGCGATGGCGGGGCCGATCGCCATGACCATGCTGGGAATCGCGATCCGAGGCCTGAGCCCCGTCCCGGTGGCAACGCCCGCGCAGTAGCCGACCAGCACGCAGATCGTCAGCATCTCGGTCGCGTTATTGCCGCGGAGGAACACGTAGCCGCCGAGCATGCCCAGCAGTATGGAAAACAGGTAGTAGGGGCCTGCGAAGCTCAGTTCCAGCCGGCGTGCAGCCGCACGGTCGAGCGCGGCAGTCATAGCCTTGCCGCGCAGGGCAAGGGCGACGCTCACGCGGAGCAGACAGGCGGTGAACGCGGCGATGCCGATCACCCAGAGCAGTCCATCGTGGGCGCTGCGGCCGATCAGCGCCACATAGAGCCCGGTAATCCCCAGCATGATCTTCGACGGGAGGACGTTCGCATAAAGACTGCGAACCAACTCGACGTAGACTTTTTCGGCAAGGGCGTCGGTTGGCGTCATGTCTCACGCGTCGTAACCAGTAAACGCGCAGCAATACACGAAATTTCCCGGCATGCGAGAAGTCGCAGAGGCTATGTCACCTCGGTGTACGATTGTGGGCCGGGTGGTGCGGGACTGCATCAACGCACTTGCGCGATCGAAGAAACGCGCATTCGGAACTTCCCGAACGATTCGCTGTTGTATTGTTCGAGAGGTTGCCAAAAGCGACGCAGAAAAACAGGTTCGTCATGCTTAACGCCCATGAAGTCGTCATCGAAGTCCCGAAATTCGACGTGCCGGTGATACTGGCCTTCAACGCGGCCCTGTGGGTGGTCGTCATCGGGATGGTCGCCGCCGTCATCTGATGATGGAGGTTACTGTTCTGCGTGGCGCTCGATCCGCCGGTGTACGATCTTAGCGCCTGAGGCGAACAGCATCGCTGACCGTGGCTGACCAAAAACCCGCCCACGCCAAACCCGAGTCGATGCCCTGACTGCCATTCAATGGCGACAATGCCGTCGTTTGAATGGTGGGCGGTGAGGGGCTCGAACCCCCGACCCTCTCGGTGTAAACGAGAGGAAGCCGTCTGAAACGCACGTTTTACGTCAACCGACGATAGAACGGAGCGCGAACCGATGACGAACAATAAGGCATCCGCTGACCATTTGCTGACCACTTCTGTTCCGGAGGTGTTCCCCGAATGCTCGAAGTGCGACGACACCGGCTATAAGGATCACGCGGGCTTCGCGCTAGATCCATGTCCCCATGGCGACCCAACCGAGCCCCTAGAACAGATCGTCGCCGAGGCGCTGACCAGCCGCGAGCACGGCCCGGTGACGGCCAGCGAGATTGCCAAGACGATTCGCGCGGCTGGTGTCGACGCTGATTTCCAGAGCGGCGTGGATCGGTGGATGGACGCGTGCTTCGGTGCGGCGATCAAGGCTGACCAGTTGGAGCGCGCCGACCGCTTTATCGAGGAAGCGCTGGAACTCTCTCAGACCTTCCCCGCCTTCACGGCCGAGCGCGCCCATGCTCTGGTCGACTACGTCTTCGCCCGAAGCGTCGGAGAGCCGCACCAAGAGGTGGGCGGCGTCATGGTTACCCTCGCCGCCCTCTGCAACACCGCCGGGCTGAGCATCCACTCTGCTGCCTATGACGAGCTGGCGCGCGTCTGGACGAAGGTCGAGGCGATTCGCGCGAAGCAGCGGCGAAGCCGACCGGGAGCGCCCTACCGGTGGCGGCACCCGCCGCGCCCGACGCAATAACTCGTGACGATCGCCTGATGGCCGCCAAAGCCCTCGGGTACCGCTCCATCGAGGACGCCACAGACTATAGGAATTCGAGCAAGCAGGACCGCGAGTTTGCGGACATGTGCGAGTGGTTCTCTCTGCATCGAATGCGGCACCAGGCTCCCCGCGTGCCAGCCGCGGCCCGATGGAGGCACAAGAAGCGGGGCACCGAGTACGAAGTAGTAGCGGTCGGCGAGCTGCAGATGAGCAGCAACATGCTCGTCGATGGGTCAAGTGTGGTGATCTACCGCGGCGACGACGACCGGCACTGGGTCCGCTGCGAAGACGAATTCCACGACGGCCGGTTCGAAAAAGTCGAGACTACATGATGCCGGTCAGCGAAATGATTTCCGCGGCGATGGCGGCGCGCCCACAACCTACTGCGACAGAATCAACTTTTGAAACTGTCCGTGGCCTGATAGTCGCGACGGCATGAGCGAATTTTCCTTCGAAACGATCAGCGAAAAAGACGGTAGCTGGCAGGCGCTATGCGCCGACTGGAAAAACCAGTGCGAGGAGGCAGGCGAATGCTACGAGGACTACGCGCCAGATAGCTTTGGCGTACTTTCGAAGATCGCAGATGGGAGCCTAGTCCACGCAGACGGGCCCGGGACGGTTACCGCCGCAGCTACGTTGAAGCATGTCGAATCAGGGCAATATTACCTAGCCTGCATGCTGAATTTGGCTCGGTTGCCGCGCACTGACGGCATGACGTTGCGTGTTCGCCACCTCTTGGTTTCACCCTCCCTGGATTTCGGACAGGCGAGTTTGAAACTCTATTCCCAGGTGTTGGTTCATACACTGATGGGTGTTGTTAACACTTCCGAAAGTTCTATGGGAGCTAATAACATCCGGTTTCATTTGCGCAGCCCCAACGACGCTGAATTTTTTGCAGCGGTTGGCGCAGCGCTTGACGGCGAAAAGATTTTTCGCTCTGTGGAAATGAAGGGTTCGTGGTTATATATCACGAAGGTCTGAGCTGAGGAGAAACACATGCTGGCCAACGAACCGAAGGTTCTCGCTGCGATTGAGAGGGCTGTGAACGCCGCCATCGACCAGGTCGGTGTCGAAGGCGTGCGCGCTTTGTCGATGTTTCCGTCATCGCAGAAGCAGCCGGTAGTTTTCAAACTCGCTGCTTAAATAACGGAATTCAGAAGGCCTCGCCGGTTCGCCGAGCGAGGCCTTTCTGTGTCTGCCACCCTATCCACCTCTCGAATGGGAGCGTAGGCTAGGCGTTGCATCACATTGGATCGCGCCGATGACCGAACTTGAATCCCTCCGCTGCGCCACCGAAGACGAAGTGATCGCCGCACTGGAGGGCGCTTACGTCAGCCTACCGATCACGACGCCAGCCGCGCTGCTCGAGGCGTTCAACCTGATCATCGATCAGAAGCTCGGCCAGACGGCCGGCGATGGGGTTATGTGGCCGGGGCTGCGCAGGCCGGCGAACTGATCCACAGGCCTGCCCACAGTATTAGAACGTAGCGAGAACATTGCACGTTGACCCGACTCGTGGAGAGGGCGCCATGATCGCGGATGGGCTACGCATTCATCGATACGGTCGGCATCCTCGGCAACATCCTCAGCACGGGCCGCGAGATCCAGGTGGAGTGCGCCGAGTGCAAGGGGCTGCATCGCTTTACGGCGGCCGAGATCGCCGGGCTCGCTGAGAAGGTGGGGCGCGAGTTCAATCTCTTGAACCGCCGCTGCCGGTGTCGCCTGACGCCCGGATGCACCGGGTGGAACCGCTTCTTCTTCCGCTCCGGGGTCTATCGGCCGCTGTTCACGCCGGAGCAGTCTGGGCGCTGGAGCGATGAGGCACGGGCCGCGAGGATGAGCTTGCCGCCCACAACCTTGTGATCTACCGTTGCTCATCTGTGGCTGGGGCAGCGGCCACGGCAAGCGCATCCCCTAAGCAGTCTGGGCCGCTGCAGCGCGAAAGGCCCACCTGATTACGCGCCCTCGGCTGCAACCGGGTCGGGGCCGCTCAGGGCCGGCGGTGCGCGCAAAGGCCCATTCTACCTCGCAATGATCGTTACGGCTTGAGCGTGGCTCGCGCGTCCACCGACCGGTGATGTCGGTTCGCGCAATCCCCGTACTGCGTCACCAACCGCATTTCCCAGAGCAGGCGCTCCGGATCAACGAACGGCAACGGGCGCGCTTCCACCGGCGGGCAGTCCGCTTCCAGATTGGCCTGAGCGACGGGCGTTGGCGGCGCCGATGGCGTCGTCGAGCACGCTGCCAGCAGCATCAGGCACAGCGCAGTCGGCAGGGACCGCGACGTCGCGATAGATCGTGCTGATGCGGCTTTCCCGCACCATGGACTGGCTTTGGTCATCCTGTCGGTCTTTCTCGTAAAGGTCGCCCTGGGCGCGCATGTGCTGGGCCGCTTCGTTGGTGGCCTTCGTGGCATCCGCGAGCGCGTCGAGGGCTTTGCTGTCGTGGCGCCAGTCGCTGACGGTCCAGCCACCCCATGCACCGAGCGCGAGCAGCGCCGCGCCGATGCCAGCAAGCCAGGGGAGGCGGATCATGACTTCGTGCCGTACAGCTTGGCCTCGTCTGCGCGCCGCTTCGTCAGACCCGCCATCACCCGACCCGCCGCCTTGTTCCAGCGCGAGAATTCGCCTGCAGCGCCGGCATAGTCGCGCGCGCGGTGCTTGCGGAGCAGGGTCGAGGCCGCGAAGTTTGTAGCGCCGACATTGTAGGCGAGCGACACCATGGCATCGAACTGGTTTTGCGTCGTGGGGGTGGTAGCGAGCAGCTTGGACACCTGGGCAGCGAACTCCCCGACATGAGCGGTGAACCGCGCCTGCGCCTTCTCCCGGGTCCAAATGGTGCCCTTGCGAATGTCCGCGCCAGTCGAGCCCCAGCCGATGGTCCAGGGCGCTCCGCCCGTCGCTGGGTCCGGATAGGCCTGGACCCGGCCGTCGCCGAGGTCCTTGGAGTACCCCTCCCATTTTTTGATCAGAGCTTCGCCCTTGGGTCCAAGCTGCATAGCTACGCCTCCTTCGATGTCGGGATGCGCACGACGGCGCGGTCAGGCTTTCGGGGCGGTCCCGAGGAAAGCATCGATCGCCGCCTTCGCGCGGCCCATGACTGCGCTCTTGGCAAAGCCGATCAGGCCCGCTCCCGCCGAGCCTATGCCGATGCCGGTGATACCCGCCTTGAGCAGATCGAGCTGGTGCGCCTGGACCCACAGCACGGTGACCAGCAGGCACAGCGCGGTGATGGCGAAATCGAGCGCCCACTGCGCCCGGCCCTCCGCCTGCAGGCCGATGACCAAGCGGGTGATGATCACGGCGAGAATGCAGACCACCATCGGGCCTGCCGGAAAGGGATAGCCAGCGATCCACCAGACCACCGGCTCGCGAGACACGACACCGCCCATAGCTGCGGCCCCCAGCACCGCGATCAATCTTAGCGCAGACATACGGCTGACAGCGCAGCTACGAAGCTTAGGATAACGACACCGCCGGCTCGGGCGAGCTGCGGCCAGCGGCTCCACATGTCGACAGGAAGCGGAGCCTTGCGCAGCTGATGCTCGACGCCCGGCTCGCCGAGGATGGCCAGGCCCATCCACGCCATGCCGCATGCGACGGCGATCGGATCAATCCAGCGCTTGGCCATCATGACGCGGGCGATCGTCACCGGGTTATCTGGGTTCCACCCCCACAGCTCCATGGCGGCGGCACCGCATCGAAGCGTCAGACCAGCTGCGGCGAAAAGCAGGATGATCCGGTATATGGAAACAGGGTCTTTCGGATGATCCCACCGGCGCTGCATCCAGATCCGGCGCGCCTGCTTTCCCGTCATCATCGCGCCTAGGAACGTGGCAGAGGTCATGACGAACAGGTTGAATAGGAACAGCGACGTGCCGTCATTGAAGCTGGGCGGGATGGCCGTGGCCGGCCCCGCCTCGACGGATTGCGCGACCAGGCTGGTTGCCGCGCCGAGTGCAGTTAGGTTCATAGTCCGCGCCTTGCTCTGGTCTGCATATTGCTGACGGCCCTGTTGGCGATCACGAGGCGAATCTCGCCACCATCACGCGCATGGCGAAAGTCCCGCTGGCCACACTGGCGGCGCTGTGATTGGTCCTGGTGATCGTCAGCGTGTTTGCAGCGGTCAGGGAAACGGTAATTTGCACCCCGCCTGGCATGCCGGCGACATGCACGGACGGTACGAAATCGGTATCGCCGGCCGCGATGCCCAAGGCTGAGCTGGCATAGTTCCAGCTATCCGTCGCGCCGGCTGCCAACGTCGGCAGCGCCTGGTTGACGGTGACGCTATAGATTTTCTTGACCGGCGTTCCGTCCCCGATCAGCAGCTTGCTTACCCGCTCGCCGCTGCGAACCGAGTAGTCTTTCACGGGGCCGAAGACGTTGCCGCCGTGGCTGGCCACTGCTGCCGCACCGGTGCCATCGCCGGTGATGGTGACGACGATCGGAGCGCCAGGCAGTTCCGGGAAGCCTGGCGATGCAGGGCGACCAGCGTAACCCGAACCGCCATTCGTGATCGTGATGCCGACTACCTTGCCATCGACCACGGTTGCCGCTGCGGTCGCACCAGATCCCGAAGCGGCGCCGGTAATTGCGACATTGGCAAAGGTGTAGCCGGACCCTTCGCTCGTCACTCGGATGTAGCGGATGACACCGTCGCGCGCGGAAGTTGGGGTGTCATAATCGACCTGCGCCTCGACCCCTTCCAAACCGACGATGAGACCGTACGTTTGGGGTGACCGACCAGCGTCGGCGCCATCGGTGTTGTTCCCAGTGAGCAGACCTCTGGCCGAGCAGCCTTGCGCCGCCCCCGCAAAGAAGACGCCGGAGCGAAGGTCCGTGGCGTAGCCGACGGCGAGCAGATCGAGGCCATTGCGAAGCACCTTCGATCCGTCAAGATTGACGCCGATCCGTGCGCCATTCACGTAAATGCCGCAGCGGTTATTGTCGTAGGCAGAGGCCTGCACGCGCATCCAATCGCCCTCGATGTAGATGCCATCGACGCCGTTGTTCCAGGCCAGCGCGCCCAACAACTCGGTTACTGCGCTGATGTTAAAGCCCGAGGCAGTGTTAGCACCGGCAATCAGCCCGAAAGCGGCGGTGTCCGGGCAAGCCAGGATGTAGCCATTCCCGCGATTATACAACGAGACGAGTTGCCGCAGGCGGGTGTTTGATTGCGTCGCGCCCTGGGCGCCGCCTGTCTGGGTCCGGAAGCCTGCCCCTGCATGCTGTAGAAAGATGCAATCATCGGCCTGGGCATAGCGAGCACCGTGAAGCACGAGGCCGTCGGCATGACTGTCGAGGTTTCCCTTGTTGCCGAAGAAGGCGAAGCCTGAGACCCGCGCGGCAAGGCGGCTATCTCGCTGCGCCCCCTGATACAGGATGCGCATGAGGGCCTTACCGACTGGGAGAGACGCATCATCCTTGAGCTTCCAGTAAGCCCCCCGAGGGATCGCGCCGTAATTCTCGAAATAGCCCCCCGGGCCGATCAGGTGCAGCGGCGTCGTGATCCGGATTTCGTCAGAGACGACAATCGGTCCAGCATCCCGGAAGTCGATGACGCCCATGCCCACCGAAGCAAAGCGCGCGCGGATCTTGTCTGTCTGATCGACCTCGCTGGGAACGATACCGAGCTTCCGTGCGGTCACCTTTTCCTTAAGGAGATTTTCAAGGTCAGTGGCCACAGGAACGCCAGCGAGCAGGCTGAAGCCGACTTTTTGCGACCCCGACGGATCGGCCAGCTCTTGCCTGCCAACCAGCGCCTCGGCTTGTGGGTCGCTGACAGGAAGCTGACTAGAGTCGGTAGGATAGCCGATCAGCCCCACATCGCCCGGCTCTACGAACGGCCCTTCATCGACGAAGCCAGGCGCGGCGTCGATCCGCCGATACCGACGCCGCAGGCCGGTCAGCGGATCAATGCTGTTGAAACGTGCATCTATGGGCAGGTCGGCTCCCGCTTCAGGCGTGTCCCGCCGATACTCGACGCCGTTCTGGATCGGCTCCATGCCGGCGAATAGCGCGGCATTGCGCTCTAGAAGTGTCGCCAGCTGATCTTCGTATGCCACGGCAAGCCCTCCTTTCAGTCGACCAGCTTGCGCAGGCGGGCCAGTTCGATGTCGCCAATCTTGACCATGGCCGTGCGGGCGCTAGCCCACTGCGTGACCTGGCGCCGCGTGCGTTCCTCGAGGGGGCTGGCAGCCGAAGCAAGGCGATCAAGGAACTCTGTGATCTCGTCGCTGCCCAGCAGCGCGAGGAATTCCTGCATCGGCGCGATCGTGGCTTGAGCCAGTTGGCGTTCAATCTCGTCGCGCTGGGTGCGCATGGTCTCGATCGACGGGTTGTCGTCCTTCATGGCTCAATCCTTCGGCTTGCGGGTGACATGGCCATCGACAACGATGTGCGTGGCATCCCAGTCGGGACGGAATTCTGGGACTTCGACGAAGGGACGGCCATCGACCTGTGCCCACTCGATCGGCCCCGTGGCGCACTCGCTGATGACGCCGGTGGCTGGATCGAAGAAGACGACCGCCGTCATGAGTAGACGATCGTCGTAGCGAGGTTGCGGCCTATGATGGTCATATTGGAAGGTCCTTCAAAGGCGACTTCGACGCTGTAGGTACCCGCCGCCAAAGTGTTCGAGCCGGCGAGAACCGCCGAGATTTCACTGGTCGCGCCGCCGACCGAGAAGACCTGAACGCCGCCGATCCGAAGCGTCAGGTTCGAGTTGGAAACTGAACCGGCGTAACTGATCGCCAGTGCGGCGAGGGCTTGGATGGAGCCAGGCGCAAGGAGCGTGACGGTGCGCGTGAGCACTGTCAGCTTAGTGCCCATACCGGCGCCGGGTACCGGCGTTGAGGCAGCGACCGCAGCGAATTGCGCACTGTTGCCCGATCCAGCCTTCAGCCGGTCCACCTCAACGTTCGGCATCTTCACGGTGTCGCCGTCGATCTCGAACACGGCCTGGCTGAAGGTGCCAGCCGCATCCCAAACCCGGAAGTAGTCGGCGACAAAGTCGAAGCCGCCTTCGACCCCGTCATTATTGGCAAGGAAGCCGATGACATGGCCGTTGCTATCCAGCTTGACGCCGTAGCGCAGGAACAATCCGTCAACGGATTCTGCCAGGATCACGATCTCGGCGGTCTGGCCTTCGAACGTGGTCTCGAGCGCGAACAGCTGGGAGGCCAGCGCCTCATCCTCGCTCACACGCGCAGTTTGCTCTTCCAACACGAGGGCGCTGACATCGGCAATGCCGCCAGAGAGAGTTGCTGCCAGCGCGGCCCGCGCCGTCGCCTCGGCTTCGTCTGCGGTAACGCGCGCGTTTTGCTCGACCAATATCGCTGCATTCAGGTCGTTCACGGCGCCGTCTAAAGTGGCCGCAAGGGCCTGACGTAGATCGGCCTCGGCGCTGTCAGCGTCGGCCCGGGTCGAAGCCTCGCTGACGATCGCTGCCTGCAGGTCAGAGACCAAGCCGCCGACATCGGACTGAAATAGCGAGATGGCCAATTCCCGTGCAGCCGTTTCGGCCGAGTCTGCAGAAGCGCGAACGACCTGCTCCAGTTCGATCGCCGCCATGGCCGCATCAATACCGTCGGTGGCGGTTGCCTCGATCGAGGTCAGCATCTCTATGAGCGCCTCGCCCTGTTCGGTGCGTTCGCTGATCTCCTGCCGGACGCGGGTTCCAATTTCGCTGCCATCGAGATGCGTCAGCCGTTCCCACCTGTCCTTCCGCTCTTCGGCGAGGATCTGCATGTTGTAGGTGGCGAGCAGGTTGTTGCGCTGCCGCTCGACGAGGGATTTGGCGCCCTCCACGATGTCTGCCGCGGTGGTGGTGGATGCGAGCGCCTTCAGCGCATCCATCGCGTCCTGCGCATTGCCATCGCCTACGGGCGTGCCCGGGGGGGCGCCCACAGTAGCGTTCTCCTCCGGCTTGGTGCCATCCGGATCCGCAATGTCCGGCCAGTCGACGGCAGCACCCAGCGGCAAGGCCTTTTCGGCAGCGCTGAGACCTTCGATTGACAGCGCCAGCTTGCTGACGTTCTCGCCGACCTCAATCGAGAAATCCTTGAAGAACCCGTAGATCGTCAGGCTGTCGACGCCGTCCTCGCCGATCCACAGACATGGCCGCGCACGCACCGCGGCGATGCGATCAAACACCACGTCGATCGCCGCTGTATCGATCAGCGCATTCGCCGACATGCCCTTGGCCCAGGCGCGCTCAACGATCGTCACCTCGCCGAATTCGTCGACGTCCTTCCGGCTGTAGTCGGTGATCCCTGCGGTCGGGCTCGCCTCAGTCACACCGAGCCCCGCGAGGCCGCCGACCAGCAGCGTACCCACCGCCACCTGACCCACGCCGGCAATGGTCACAGTGACCACTCCACCTGCCCCGGGGAGATCGAGGAAGGTGATCGCGCCCTCGGTGGCCGCAACCGTGCGATCGTAGCCACCAATCTGCACACGGATAGTCGCCGCGACGACGTCGAGCAGCGCCACCGCATCGATGGCGCCGGCGTCGATCGAGACGGTGATCACGTTGGCGGCAGTCGTCGCCGTGCCCAGCGCCTGGTCAAACATGGCCCAGCGATTCGTCGGACCAATGTCGAGCCACTGGGGAGCGGCGGCCGCCGG